CTCAGCAAGAAGTGGGATATATATGTTGACCCATATTTCCCACGCAATGTTGTATTGGTTGGACGTAAGGGTAATTCGTTCCTTGAGAGCGGATATGTTTACGCCCCATACGTGCCGCTGCAGGTCACACCTACCATCTTTGGTATTGAGGACTTCGTACCTCGTAAGGGGGTCATGACCCGCTATGCCAAGAAGATGGTAAGACCTGATATGTACGGTCTTGTCATTTGCCAAGATCTACTTGGATAATTCTAAAAATATTTCTTAAATAAATTTAGGATCTTGACTACAAAAGGCCCTGGGAGCGATCCCAGGGCCTTCTTTTTTGCATTTTTAAGACTATTTACTAGTGCATAATAAATGCATAAAAACCATAATTTTCAAATATAGGAGGAAAAAATAATGGGATCAAAAAGAGCAATTAATTTATTAAGAAGGCAGATGCATCCTGCAATGGTGATGGCAAATCACCAGCAGACCATGCCTACAACAATTTTCGACTGGGATTATATTTCGTGCCCAACACCGATTATCTCAAACATTGCAGGTAATGCTGGTGCAGACGGCGTAATGGCGAATGCTGACAGATTCAGTGCAATCTTTCCCGGCCCGCGAGGACAAATGTACCCCGCCACAGCTTTTTGTGTCGCCGCACACACCGTAGCCGCCGCCGGCTTTAAAGTCGAGGGCACCACAGTTGCAACTGACACAAATAACACTGCAGCAGGTTTAAATCTTCAAGGTGATGCCGCAACCGCAAATAACACCGGTCTTGAATTGGTACTCGGTGGTACAGAGTGGGGAGGTGGATCAGCATGTACAATCGGTACTCATGCTATGACTTTCGACGTAACTTGGTACAGTGAAGACTGGACAGACAACGATGCTGTTTCAATCGGATTTCGAAAAGTCCAGGCCTTTCAAGCTGGCCACGGTGGAATCCTCGCTGCAGCAACCGGCGATCCGCTATATACTGACTTTGCCACGTTTGGTGTTCAATCAGCTGATGACGTTCAAATTGCTACAGACCTGAATGACGGTGGTACCGGTACATATACAGATTCGACTGACGCTACCGCAGCGAGCAAAAATCATAGATTTAAGGTTACTGTGTCGGACGCTGGTGCTGTAACATATCAGCATGTCGGCGCCCAGGTGATGGACTCCGGTACACTCGCCGCTCCATCAACCACAGCTGCTTTTACTTTTGATTCTGGCGACGTGGTTGTGCCTTATCTTACCATTCAGAGCACCAACCAGGATTCTCAAATTCTTTTGAAGAGTATTACGATAACTCGTACACCAGGCCTGACTTACCAAGACTAATAGTTGATGACTATTTCTTAATAATTTTTATAATTATGCCCCCGCTTCGCAAGAGGCGGGGGTTTTCTTTTTTTGTAAAACTACTTATATTATAGGAACCCACATGAATGGCAAGAACAACACAACTTCAGCCCGCAAGCACAATTAGCGCTATTAGATTACCAGCCACTGGCTCAACCGGCAATGTTTCGTCTTCACTGGCCTTTGGTGCTTATTTGTACGCCACGCCTTCTGACGAACAGCAAGACACTCAAGATAATGATTTCTTAAGAGGCGCCGCTGATCAGGTTGCTTATACATATAAGAAATTAGGCGGAGACGTCTTAGATATAGAATTGACCGAAGGAAATATTTTTGCAGCCTATGAAGAGGCATGCCTAGAATACTCTTACCTTGTCAACATCCACCAGGCAAAGAATTCATTATCTTCAATGCTTGGTGGAACAACGGGGAGTTTTGATCAAGATGGTGTGATCAAATCCGGCTCTGTAAATATGGCAACAGGAAAAGAATTGAGCGGTTCACATGTGGCTCTCAAGTTTCCAAACATGCAGTTCGGCTATGCAAGAAGAGCCGGCGATGCATTTTCGACAGAAGCTTCCGTTGGAGGTTATGATACAGTTTATTCAGCATCAATAAATACAGTAAATGGCCAACAAGATTATGACTTGCAAACAATTATTGCAACTAACGCTTCTACCGACACAGATGTGTCTTATTACGGGAAAGTGAACAATAGCAAGATTATGATTAAAAAAGTTTATTATAAGACACCACAAGCTATGTGGCGCTTTTATGGCTATTATGGAGGTCTAAACACCGTTGGTAATTTACAAAATTATGGCCAATTCGCAGACGATTCACAATTTCAGATAGTGCCTGTATGGCAAAACAAGCTTCAGGCTATGTCTTTTGAAGACGCCATATACACAAGAAATTCACACTATTCTTATGAATTAAGAAATAATAAATTAAGATTGTTTCCACAAGCAGTATCGTCTGGTCCAACAAAAATTTGGTTTGAATTTGTGATTAAAAACGAAAAGGATGTTTGGGACGACGACAACGATAGACAGACTAACACAACTGGTATTAATAACATGAACACACTTCCTTTTGAAAATATACCATTTAAAAATATAAATTCGATGGGCAAACAGTGGATCAGGAGATTCGCTTTAGCCGTTTCTAAAGAAGTTTTAGGATATGTTCGAGGCAAGTTTGGTTCAATACCGATACCGGGCGAATCAATAACTTTAAATGGAGCGGAACTTATTTCTCAAGGAAAAGAAGAACAAAACAACCTAAGAGAAGAATTAAAAACAGTGTTGGACGAACTAACTTATGCAAGACTAGCGGAACAAGAAGCTGGCATGTCTGATTCTGCCTTGAAAGTACAAGAAAAGACACCACTAACAATATTTGTAGGATAAGGGGGTAAAAGATGGCAAAAAAATGGTCACAACCAAATCAACCGCCTCCTCCCTTGTTCATTGGTAAAAAAGAGCGCGATTTAGTAAAACAAGTTAACGATGAATTGATTGAACAAGTCATTGGGCAACAAATTTTGTACTATCCTATTAGCGTAGAAAGCACAAACTTTCACGATCTTTATGGTGAGGCTATACGTAAGACGTTTTTGCCCCCAATTAGAGTATATGCCCTGGTAAACTTTGGAGGATCCCAAACTTCGTTCATGGGAAACGTCGGAATAGACAGAGATTCAAATATCACGATCAACTTTCATAAAAGAAGACTAACAGAAGATCAGGACTTGTTTGTCCGCGTAGGCGATTTTGTCTCCTATGGTGATATTTACTATGAAATCGTGTCTTTAGCGGAACCAAAGCAGCTTTTTGGCCAAATTGACCACAAATTTGAGATCATTGCGAGCTGCGTAAGAGCACGAGAGGGATTATTCGATGCCAAGTGATGAAAATAATAGAGGAACCGGCCTTGAAGGTGGCATAAATATCTCATCTAATGTAATAGAAGAGATTTTAGTACAACCTTCGACAATTGAGAACATTGACAGAGCTTTGTTCGAGTTTATCGACGATGAAATGAATATATCCTGTGATACAAACAGCGGATTTAAAAAAGTTCCAGTGAACTGGTTGTCCGCAGAACGAGCCCATCAAATAAAAAACAACAAAGATATCAGAGACGAGAATGGGTCTTTAATATTACCTCTTATCAGTATAGAGAGGACTTCAATAAGTAAAAATCCAGCCAACAAAGGTATTTTTCAAGCAAACGTACCCCCAGGCCTGGACAAGAAAGGAGGCTCAATAACAATCGCTCGAACAATAAACCAAGATAAGACATCTGACTTTGCAAGCGTTGATGCTTTTACACTTGCAAAACAAAAAACATTTCCGAGAAAGAATAGTAAAGTTGTATATCAATATGCTTCTATTCCAATGCCTGTTTATGTTGAAATGATGTATAGAGTCACTTTAAGATGTGATTATCAACAACAGATGAACCAGTTGTTGTCGCCATTTATAACTCAGACTGGCGCCATCAATCATTTTCTTCTTGAGCGAGATGGGCACAAGTATGAAGCCTTCTTTCAGGATAGTTTTTCACCGACATCTAATGCTTCTGGCTTGGGCAACGAGGAGAAGACATATCAGACAGATATTCAAATAAAAGTGCTGGGGTATTTGATTGGAAAAGATAAAAATCAAGAGCAGCCAAAAATCGTAATTAGAGAAAACTCAGTAGACGTCAAATTTCCTCGCGAGAGAGTTATGACAAGCGATGTCCCAGAACACATTGATAAGAGAGGATTTTATAAAGAATAGTTTTGGAGTTTGGCGGTTTCTCTTACTATTTATTAAAGAATTGCTTACAATTAAACACTAAAGGAGACTGAGCAGCATGGCTGAGAAAAAGTTTAATTTTGTTTCCCCGGGAATTTTCTTGGAGGAAATCGATAACTCACAATTACCAAAGACATCTACCCAACCAGGGCCCGCGATTATCGGTAGAACAGAGAAGGGCCCCGGAATGATCCCGGTCACGGTAGAATCATATTCCGACTACGTAGAACTTTTTGGTAATCCAATCCCCGGTGGAAAAGCCGGCGACGTATTTAGAGATGGAAACTATAGTTCTCCAACTTATGCTGGGTATGCTGCCAAAGCATGGCTCAAAAATAACTCTCCTTGCACAGTGGTAAGACTACTTGGTACTCACTCTCCAAGCAGAACATCCGGCGACGGCGACCAAAACGCTGGCTGGGACGCTGGGAATATTGGCACTTCAGGTGCAGACGCCGAACGCGGCGCCTTTGGTCTCTTCTTGATGAACTCTGCATCTAACGGAGGACAAGTTTGGAATCTAGCCGCAGTGTTCTATGCAATGAACGCAGGCGGCCTCGTAGCGCTTTCTGGAACTATGGAGAGTGCATCGGCAGACACTGTGTCTACCACTGCTTCTCATGCAACTTCTATTTCAACAAGCAGCGCCAATAGAGCAGCGGAGTTTACAGCACTCATCGGTACAACAACCCAGATTAGAACAGGTACAGGTGCAGAAAAGATTGTATTTAATTTTGATGAAAATTCTGATAATTATATTAGAAAGGTATTCAATACAAATCCAATTGTGACAAATAGCGACGTTGTTACCGGCTCTTCAACCGCTTATAAGAATTATTTCTTGGGAGAGACGTTTATTAACTCACTCCACGCACGCACAGGATCGACAGACGGGAGCCATCTTGAACGCTCAGGCCTGAACTCGCTAAATGATGTTACTCATGGTATGGTCCTAGGTCTTGCCTCACAAGCCGCAAACGCCCTGGAGTGGGCAGATCACCAACGCCAAGCGACAAAAGCTCGAACCGGGTGGTTTATCGCACAGGACGTTGGCGCCGCAGCTAGCTTCAAGCCAGCCGATCAACAAAAACTCTTCAGACTTATTGCAAGAGAGCACGGAGAGTGGACCCAGAGAAATTTGAAAGTTTCTATTATGGATATCAAACCATCTTCGAATAAATCAAATCCTTTTGGTACATTTACTGTAGCGATCAGAAAAATTGACGACTCCGACAAAGCTCCTCAATTGGTCGAGAAGTTTACAAATTGTTCCTTGAATCCAAATTCCGAGAACTATGTAGCCAGAAAGGTTGGCGATAAACATCAAATTTGGGATGATACAGAAAGACGATATCGTCACTATGGCGATTATGACAACATGTCTAAATATATGTATGTGGAAATGAACACAGAAGTTATGCAAGGTGCAACAGATCCGCAACTTCTCCCGTTTGGTTTCTTCGGTCCTCCTAAGGTTAAGGATGTCGACAACATTACTCTTATTTCAGAATTGGGATCAACAAACGCTGTCTTTATCAAAGGGAATACAGAAACAACTCTTTCCCCAGACACAGATACAGACAACTATGCCTTCTGGCCACTTAACTCAACTTCGTCTTTCCGTTTCCCAGTTCTTGCTCTTAAAAGAGATGGACGACAGAATCGCATGGACAAACAAAGTAATCAGTTCTGGGGTGTTGACTTAGGAAAATCTGGTTCCGCAAAATTCGATCCAAACGTTTTGGACGTTTTGCGCCCACTTCCAGGCACTCTTGATGACGATGACGATTCTACATCAGTTGGACCTTCCTTTATTTTCTCTCTCGATAATCTCGCAGCGAGAAATAGAAGCACAGGCCTTGGCTTAGTCGAGTACATTTCAGGCTCTAGAGTAACACACACAGCCGATGGAGACGGAAATTTAGGTTCGATCACATCCATGAGTGGTTCAAGTGCCTTACTTACAGGATCCGGACTTAATTACAATAAATTCACAACCGTCTTCCATGGCGGTACTGATGGGTTGGATATTACAGAGAAAGATCCTTTCCGAAACGCTTTCATGACCAGCGGAACAGAAGTCGGTAATTACGCTTTCTATTCTGTCAAGAGAGCCATTGACACTATCGCAGATCCAGAAGTTGTTGATATTAATTTGGCAACAGCACCTGGTATTACAAACACTTCTCTCACAGATCACTTAATTGAGACCTGTGAAAGCAGAGCAGATGCTCTGGCTATTATTGACCTTGTGGGGGATTATGTTCCTCCTCACGAAAACACTAGCACAGAGGCAACCAACAGACCAGACCCAATTGCAGTGGTCAACAATCTGAAGTCTAGACAGATCAATTCCAGTTACGCAGCGGCCTATTATCCGTTCGTACAAATTAGAGACACAGATTCAAACCGATTGCTCTACGTCCCGCCCTCCGTTGTGGCTCTTGGTACTCTTGGTTCGAGCGAAGCTTCTCGCGAAGTTTGGTTCGCTCCCGCAGGATTCACTCGCGGTGGCCTCTCGAATGGCGCAGCAGGACTTCCGGTAACAGGAATCAAGCTGCAACTTACATCAGAGGAAAGAGATGACCTTTACGGCGCGAACATTAATCCAATCGCAACTTTCCCTGCTGAAGGAGTCGTAGTCTTCGGACAAAAGACTCTCCAAGTTACTCCATCTGCTTTGGATAGAATCAACGTACGTCGTTTGCTTCTTCTAATCAAAAAGCAGGTTTCACGAATTGCCGCGACAACATTGTTTGAGCAAAACGTACAAGAGACTTGGAATAAGTTCTCGGGCCAGGTCGAGACTTTATTGGGTAATATTAAGGGCGGACAAGGCCTGACAGACTTTAAGGTTGTTCTTGACGAAACAACCACCACACCTGAGTTGATTGATAGAAACATCTTGTATGCCAAGATTTTCCTGAAACCAGCACAAGCAATTGAATTCATCGCACTTGACTTTGTAATTACAGACTCTGGAGCTTCGTTCGCGGATTAATTCAGATGAATTTATTAATGCATACTAATTATTTTATACTAAGGAGATCTAAATAAATGGCATTTTGGGCAGACAGCACTTTGGAGCCAAAACGACAACATCGTTTTTTGTTTTTCGCGAGCAATTCCGCAATTCCGACTTTTGTAGTTAAGTCAGTTAACAAACCAGGGTTTACGGTTGGCGAAACCTCACACAACTTCTACGGACACTATTTTTACTACCCAGGACAGCTTCAGTGGGACTCTTTGAGTGTTACTTTGGTCGACCCTGTGGACCCTGACACATCAGAAAGAGTTTTGACAATGCTCAGAAGATCAGGCTATGCAATTCCAGATGCTCCTCTTCAATCAGGTGCCCTTCGCTCTATCTCAAAGGCTGAAGCAGTAGATGCTCTCGGTCCTCAAATTCGTATTGAGCAAAGAGGTGCAAATGATCAGCTTTTAGAGACATGGAGATTCTATAATCCTTGGATCAAGGGGGCCAAATTTGGAAACCTTGCCTACGACTCCGATGCTATGTTAGACATCAGCTTAGATATTAGATATGATTTTGCCGACTTTACAAAGGCATAAATTAAATTTAACAAAACAATAAAAATATTGTATTATATACTTAGTGTTATAATACGAGGTGAAAAATGGCAGCTAGAAATAATCAGGAACGCGTCGGAGCGAGAAAGAAAGCTCCAACCACGCCACCTGTAACAAACGACAACACCACTTCTTTTTCTTTTGCATCTCCAACGGAAATAGTGGAGCTTCCATCAAGAGGTAGAACTTATCCAGATGGCCATCCACTATGCGGAGTTGACACTATTGAAATTAGATATATGACAGCCAAAGATGAAGACATCTTAACTTCTGCCTCCCTTTTAAAACAAGGGGTCGCAATTGAAAGAATGTTACAAAATGTTATTGTTGATAAAAACATCAGCGTTGACGATTTGTTGGTTGGCGACAAAAACGCATTAATCGTGGCCTCTAGGGTAACGGGTTATGGTCCACAATATAACACAACGATTAACTGCCCGTCTTGTTTCGCTACTGTAAAACAATCTTTTGATTTAAGCGAAAAAAAGATGAACTATGGTTTTGATCTTGAAAAAGCCGAAGCCAAAGAAACAGAGCATGGAACATTTATAGTTGATCTTCCAGTCTCCAAGGTTAAGCTTGAGTTGAGATTGTTGACTGGCCGAGATGAAAAAAGACTTCTTGACCTAGCCGAAAATAGAAGAAGAAACAACCTTCCGGAAGGTACACTAACCGATCAATTCGGTCTTATGATTGTTTCAGTTAATGGAGACAACCAACCGAGCACAATAAATTCTTTTATTGATGTTATGCCCGCAATGGATGCCCAACACGCCAGATATTGTTATGTGTGTATAATGCCTAACTTGGATTTAAATCAAGATTTCTCTTGCACTAGTTGTGGCCACAAACAGGAGGTTGAGCTGCCGTTTACGGCAGACTTTTTTTGGCCTAAGCGATGATTATATAGAGAATGTTTATGAACAGTTCTTTTATTTAAAATATCATGGTGGCTGGAGTTTCCTAGAGGCATACAATTTGCCCGTCAAAATTCGCGAATGGTTTGTTAATAAATTAACAGAACAAATGAAGATGGAGCAAGAAGAAATGGAAAAAGTTACTCGCGATACCAAAAAGTTATAAAACTAATATAAATGACTATTTATATTGAAATACTTTGGGACAAATCATGAAGAACTTAAATGAAGAAAAACTCTCCGATGTAATTGTAATAGATCTGACCTCTGCTAAAGAGAATATGCTTAATGAAGTCTATTATGAGTCCTTTGGTGGTCAAGTAGCCTTAGCTCTTGAGAAAATACTTTCCGGTGCAGCAGGTACTTTGCAAATTAAAGGCACCCCCAATGAAATTGGCGCTTTTGCCGGCACAATCGCCCAAGAAGCCAGATATTTAAAAACCGCATCATCTCTTGGCTTGAACAATCCAAGCACATGGAATGATGCCGCTAGGCTAAACCGCGCCATAATGGCGTTTCAAAATCAAACTGGTCTACGCTGGCCAATAGGGTGAGGGCATAACCAATGGCTTTAACACCAGCAGAGCAAGCACAATTAAACGCGCTTAGAGAGCAGCAAAATAAATTAATCGAAGAACAGATTAAGAAAGAAAAGAAGCTCTCTCAGGCGCTTACAGCCAACCAACCAGCGCTTCAATTTTCTTTAGATACCAACAAGAAAATTGCCAGCGAAATTAACAATCAGTTAAACCTACTAGCACAAACAAATAACTCACTTGATCAGCAAATTGAAACCGCCAGGAAAGCCCATGCCGAAGCGGTAACCGCGCACGGAGCCCTTTCAAAAACCGCTCAACTTCTTCAACAGCAACTTCAAACCCTACAGAACATAAGAAGTGCCTCAGAGGAAGTACGACAAGCTAGGGTTAGAGAACTTCAAGCCGCACGACAAAATACGATAGAGCTTGAAAACCAGTCAGCTGCTTTCTCCGGCCTTGCCACAAGAATCAAGGGCGCCATGGGCGTCACAACTTCATTCAACAACACTGTATTAGGGGGCATGGCAAATGCCCTTGGTGGCGTTGCAATGCAGCTTGAGGGCATTGTACAGAAGGCAAAGGCAGGCGGATTTAGTTACCGCGACTTTGGTCGTGCAGCTACGGTCATCACAGGTCCAATATTATCAGCAACAGAAACATTATTACACGCTCAAGATGGCCTGACTTCGGCACTTATACAATCCACCGGTGCAAACGACCGGTTTACGCAGTCTGTTTTGGGTGCCTCTGGCCAGCTTAAGAGTATGGCTTTGGACTTTAGGGCTGCCGGCCAAGCACAAGTAGCTCTCTATGACGGCTTAACCAGATTCAGAACGATGACCACCGCTGCACAACAATCGATGAACGTTTTTGTATCGACATTAGGCGAGATGGGCATGGACATGCGCTCGACGACTTCTGCATTAGAATTCTTCACTAACAATCTTGGAATGTCAGATAATGCAGCACAAAGGGCAACAGCTAGTATTGTGAGTATGGCCCGCGGCATTGGCATGAACGCCAACCAGGCTTTAAGCCAATTTAACGCACTGGCTCCGCAAATGGCTGCTCATGGCAACAATGCAACCACCGTATTTAGACAACTAGCTGCGCAATCTGCAGCCACCGGTCTTGCAATGACCGACCTGACCAGAGTTGCTGCGCAATTTGACACGTTCCAAGGCGCAGCTACAGCAGTCGGAAGATTAAATGGCCTTCTTGGAGGCTCTTATTTGAACAGCGTGAGAATGGTTTATATGACAGAATCTCAAAGAATGGAAGCAATGCACCAAGCGCTTCAACTTTCAGGTAAAACGTTTGATTCAATGACTAGGCTTGAAAGGATGGCCCTATCAAACGCTGCAGGCTTTAGAGATGTCGCAGAAGCACAGAGATTCTACAACAATTCCTTATCCTCTTTCCAAGACAAGGCCCGCCAAGCCTCAGCTAGACAAGCAAACTTCGCAAAACTAGCTAGGGATGCTAAGCCAGCTTTAGAAAATCTAAGACTAGCAATGATGCAGTTGGCCGTCGATGCCGCTCCGCTGATTAATACGTTGAGGAGCGCCATAGAGGGCCTGTCTTCATTTATAAGAACAGCCAGCGGACAAAACACGGTGAAACTTCTTGCCTTTGCAGGGGTACTCTCAAAAGTCCTAGGGGGCGTCAACGCTCTCGTTGGGGGTTTTAAGGCCCTTTCTCTGAGTAGCTTAGCAGTCATAGGGCCTCTTGGTTTGGTTGCAGCAGGAGTCGCATATTTTGGCTCCCAAGCTTCAAAAGAAAATTCTCCACCTGTATTTTCATTACCCAACCTCATGGCGCAAGGGTTTGGCGCAATGGCCAACGCCGCAGACAAAGCTGCAAGACCAATTCAAAGTTTGGGTGGAGCGATTAGAGGCGTGTTCACAGCAGGCGTCACAGGTAATGTAGAAAGATTTGCGGATTCCATGGGCAAACTTGGATCAGGCAAAGGTGCGATGGGAACACGATCTTTGTCAGGCTTAATGGCAACTGCAGATGACGTTTCCGCTAGCGAAGCAGCAAACATCACTAAAGTTGCAGACGCTGCCAAACAATATGCAGCAGCCTCCGTGAATGTTCATATGGCTGGAGCAAGACAAATGGTCAATATGGTCGCTGCATCACAAGGCGGAGGCGGAGGAGGCGGCGGAGCCCAATCCGCGCAAAAAGTTATAAACCAGCCAATCAACTTTAATCTTGCTGGAGAAACTGTTGCACGCCAAGTTATAAGAATCGTAGAAAGTGCCGGAAAGATATCAGCAACCCCAATGTAATAAAATTTAATTACATCTATTTATTTAATAGAGACAAAGACAATGGCTTCTGATATAACAAACGAACAAAAACCAAATTTTAAATCAACTCCCAGGGCTGGAAAGAGACATGGATATGTCGACTACTCAGACAAATTAGCAAATGATCTGGGGTTGTATGTTGATATTTATGCAATCCACGCACAACAAAGAGTAGCTTTTAAGGCTTTCTTAACACAATTATCCGATAGTTTTGATACGGGACTGGACACGACTTTCTTTGTTGGCCACCCAGAGCCTTTAAGAAAAATGAGGACAATCGACCGACAAATACAAGTTGGCATGGATTTAATTGCAAGTAACGCCGCCCAAGCAAAACAAAATTTATTGGATTTATCAACTTTGGTTAAACTTATTCATCCAATAATGGAAGATCCAAAAGAGGGATCCTCAAGCTCTGCTGAAAGAAGTTATGTCAAAACCGGTGGTGATCCAATTTTTAAAATCAAATTCAAAAACTTAATTGTTGGCCCAGGCGGAGAGTCTGCAGCCGGAGCCGCGAAACTTAATGGTTTAAAGGGCTTCATTGGGAATATAAATTATAGTTTTGATCTTACATCCGGCTTTCATAACGATCCAGGAGACACACAACATCTATATCCTCAACTAATCCAACTGGCGTTCTCTTTTTTCCCGTTCAATGAACAGGCTCTTGGTTGGCGCCAAACCAAAGACGGCGCGAATGTCAAGTATGAATTTAAGAGGGATAATTTCCCATATGCTAATGCGGGCGAGGCAGAAATGAAACCAACAACTTTCAGCCCCAAGCCCCCTGATGATATGAGTAGGGTAAATAGAAAACAAATAGACAGGAGCCTAGGGGGGAATTAATTATGTCAAGCAAGAGATACGATAATCGGTTTTTGTTCAAAAATCGCTCCAGAGTTTATAAAGAACAGCTTACCAATAGAAATATCAAGCACATAGAACAATATAATACGGCTGATTTTAAAGAACTGAGTCAAAATGATATAATGGAATTAACAACCAGATCACATATTTGGAAGTTAGGTGACAAGTTTTATAAATTGGCAGCCAAAGCTTATGGTAGTCCAAAACTTTGGTGGATCATTCCTTGGTTTAATCAAAAACCTCTAGAGTCTGATTACGAGCCTGGTGAAACACTTTACATCCCCTTCCCATTATCTGATGTCATGGAAATATTTTATCAAAAAAATAATCGGTAGGTAGACTTATGAGTTTAAAACTGTCAGATGAAGAAAAAAAAGTATATACAGATCAATGTTTCATAAAAGACTTTATGGATTACTTTGTGGACTTAAAGGCCCCTAGTAACACAGGTAAAAAAGCAAAAATAACCAGCAGTTCAACCAGTCTTTTGAAACTTGATAGAGAAAAACTAGATATCAAGGGTTCTGAAGGTTCAGTTTCTTTTATGTCTAAATTAAATTCTACGTCTGCACAAAGACTTATAGAAAACGTGCCGAAAGAACTCCTAGCAACTCTTCAACCAAAAGTAGAACTTTATAAAGTCATATATACAAGTGAGGATGATAGAGAAGGGGTTGCGGTTCCGTTGCCTTTGAACAATTTTTCATCCCGGCCACCATCATCCTCCCCCGCTACAGCGGACCTTTCTGTCTCGAAAAACCCGGGTCACTATGCAGCAAGTATTCAAAATCTAACTTTTAATTATCTTGGGACAAACCCTGCAGAGGTCGATTATTATATTGACGTAAATTTAAAAATGTATTTTTCGACAGTGGATGCTCTTTTTCACAAACATCTTATACCAAAAAAATATCAAGATAGTGTAGGCGGAAATCTTCCAATAGACAACGTTTCCTTTTCAGATTTGATTGTTCGACCAGATCTCCTCTCCCGAAATGCCAATCCGGCAACTAACAACTCAGAAGCTCAAAATTTAAGATACAACGAAGCAGATCACCTTCTTTGGGATCCCCATTACTTTAGGATAAGGCTTGACATCTCATATGGTGAAATTGAAGATGGTTGGTTAACAGATGCCGCCCGAGAGCTTTACGGAATAGATTCAGAAAAGAAAAGAGAAGAGCTTTTGACCGCATTAAGAAATGTAAAGATTTCTTTTTTCTTAAATTTGCTAAGACACAGCTTTGGCTTTCGATCTGATATTCCCTCTGGCCCCTTCGAGCTTGATATAACGTATAACGGCGCCGTTGAGACAGCACTCTATTCACCCGACGCAGATATACTTAAGCCACGATCAGTAAATGGTGAAACTATAGAGACTTTAAAAAAGAATAGTCAAGCATATCAAGCCATGAAACAGTTTTCCGATTCCATTTTATTTACGTATGGTGTTGATGCAGGACTTCTAAGGTTTTCAGACGTCCTTGCCCCCATAGGGGGTTCATGGAATCCTCTTTCTGATAATTTTAATTTCGGCGCCACCGGCCAAGCAACTCGCAGTCGACAAGAACTTCAAACTCATCCCGGATTCCGTGATTTAACAGATATTAATCTCCTTCCACAGGACCGCTTAAGAACCTCCGGAGGAACGAACCCCGAATTCCAGCGCGAACTCTCCATAGACCCGGATTTAAAAGAAGGAGGGACACCCAACTATGTGGTGAGCGAAGGCCGCGTCGCCGCGAAAGAAGGCAGCATCCGCCAACAAACGTTTTTTAATAAGCTAATAGCTTTTTTTAGACTGAGAGAGATGTGGCAAATCGAACAAGCTCACGCCGGCGTTCGCGCCGACCAGCTTCAAGCCGCGGCCTATAGTCGCCTTTTTGAAGAACTAGCTGGTAGAAAAGCTTGTATTGATGGCAAAACTGAAGAAATCGGAAGCAAATATTATAGAATAACAGTAAGAAACGAAAAAATGAAAAAGTGGGTACGAAAGTCACCAGCGAGAAAACTAACGGAGGCCGAGTCAGAAGAAATTGACAGACTCAAAAGGGCAAATAATCGTGCCGCAATACGTAAGATTAGAAAGGCCAGACGAGATCGCGTCCAATCCGGAGAAGGCAGCTTACTTACACTAAGACAAGAAATAAGAAAAGACTTAGAGACACAGGCTGTGATCAGACCCTATCTTCCTGGAGTAGTTCCGAACATTGACGGTACACTAGAGAACCCCTCAGTGAATTATTTGGATGTTATTCAAGGCAAAGTTACCAAGGAGCAAGGTTTTTCGGAAGCCTTCGAAGAGGATTTCTTAACAATGAAAAACAAAGCACCCTTTGGCACGGACTCTGGAAATCACAGCATCACGTTTTTATATTTTGGTGATATTTTAGATGCTGCTCTGCGAATACTGAAACGGAGTGAAGAGTACCCTCGTCTAAATCCTGGAGTGGAGAACAAAAATCTTAGATTAGACATTTGGCGATCTCCTAGACTGACACAGAGAGCCGGTAAGACACATGTCGAAGGTGATCCCCCATCCGGAACCACCAGGATTATCTTAGGGGATGTTACTTATTATGATCAAATTTCAGGAAAAAAGAAAACTATCAATTTAATGGATTTACCAGTGTCCTATGATCTGTTAAGGGATTTTTGGGCGAACAAAGTGATAAAGCCAATGCGCCCTAGGTATTCTTTCCTAGCATTCATCAGAGACGCAATGACCGATCTTGTTCAAGCAGCTTTGACAAATAAATGTGCAGAGAGAGGTGAACCTATTGTTGGAATTAGGCCACATATCTTTCAACAGACAATAAGGGGAACT